GACCTTGATAGCTCTGATCGAAACCTACAAATCCTCTCTATGCTACAACCTACTGGTGGACGAAGATGATCAAGAAGATTAAAGCGGCTATGACGCTGTTAAAGAAGGGCAGGGCAGTAACAGACCCTGCTAAGTGGAAAAGCCGTCAAATCACCGCTACAGCCCTCACAGGGGCTATCTGGGCAGCTATACAGGCCGCGGAGGCGTTTGGTTATGCAGTACCAATGGACGAAGCTACTGTTGACTCTATTGCTGTTGGGGTCCTTGCTCTCGTCAACTGGGTGCTCACACTATCAACATCTGAGAAGGTCGGGGTGTAGTCTCGGCGTCAAGCCTGTTATAGTGAACCCCCATTGGGTTGACGTAATACCCAATATTTGGGGGGTTGAAGCAATTTTACTGACTGTGGAGTGTACCGTATGAACATTTTTACTTACCTAAGCTGGGTTAAAAAGCTCTGGACTACTGTCGTAGAGATCGTAAAGCTGATCGAAGAAACAATTCCTGATGACGGAGCTGGCAAGCAAAAGCTCGCTGCGTTTGACGTGATGTTGAAAGCCGCTTTAGAAAAGGCCGACGACATTGATGAAAGCTTTGACAAGCTACAGCCCGTTGCTCACGACATTGTGGGCGCTGTCGTTACTCTCTTCAACGCTACAGGATTATTTAAGCGAGCAGAGTAATGAACCGGCTACAACGCCTATTGATAAGGCATGAAGGGCTGAGGACGCAGCCTTATGAGGACAGCACAGGGCATTTAACTATAGGGGTCGGGAGAAACCTTGACTCTCTAGGTCTTACCCGTGACGAGTGCCTATATCTGCTAGACGGGGATATAGGTCGATGCGACCGAGAGCTGCAATATCGCTTTAAGTGGTATTTTGATATTGGAAGAGTGCGCCAAGAAGCAATGATAAACCTGTGCTTCAACTTGGGCATTACTCGCTTGAAGACGTTCAAGAAGGCATTGGCCGCAATGGCTGATCACGACTTCGAGACTGCCGCAGATGAGTTTTTAGATTCAAAGTGGGCCAAGCAAGTCGGGTCTACACGTTCTAATGAAATAGCTCATATGGTGCGAACCGGCCTATACCCATAAAAAAAGCCCCTAACCGGCGGGAGAACCAGTTAGGGGCTAGTGGGGATTTTGACGGAGATACTTACCCACACCCCGATAATACCTTAAACTTTTCTGTTTATTGTCATCCATTTGCTTGACGAGCCCCCCTCCCCTACCCTAAACTGTCATCTCTTTCAATTGACGGAGATAGACAAATGACTGAACGAACCATCTTTAAGGCCCTCAGTGACGTGCAATCAGCACTGTCAAAGCAGGGTATTGCCAAGAACCAGCAGAACAGGCACCAAAACTACAAGTTCCGCGGCATAGATGACGTGCTTAACACTCTTGCGCCTATCCTTTCGGAAAGCGGCGTATTGGTGATCCCCAGCGTGGTCGATAAAGAGATTAAGGTGGGAGCAACCAAAAATGGCGGGGTCTCTTCGCACGCTATCGTAACGGTGGAATATACGCTCTACGACCGCTTCGGTGACTCAATCACTCACAAAGCCTACGGCGAGGCCATTGATACCAGCGACAAGGCTATCAATAAGGCGTTTACCGCGGCCTACAAATATTTCCTTTTCCAAGCCTTTTGTATTCCTATTGACGGCATTGAGGATGCGGACCTGAGCGAGCCAGAACAGGCAGCTGTGCAGGTTGAAACTGTGTCGGCCAAGACCTTACAGACCCTGCTGACCCTGTGCGCCGAAAGGGGTATTGAGGTTAGCAAGTACGTTCAGTGGGCTAAAGTGACAACGATTGAAGAGATCCCCGAGGAGCGGGCTCTGTCTATCATTGAGCACTTGGGCAAGAGCGATGCCTAAGCCGCGCTGCGAAGTGTGTCATCAGGGCATGAATAGCACAGCGCTATATACATGCCCTGAGTGCCTAAACAAATACTATCTAGCTAACAAATTATGGGACGGACAAGATGACCAGAGTAATACAGTGCGAACAGGGAACGGACGAATGGCTAAGAGCTCGACTTGGGGTTCTTACTGCAAGCAACTTTTCAAAGGTGTTCACTGGCGCAGGGAAAAAAAGCACGTCAGTAGACGGCCTGATTAACACGCTGGTAGCTGAAAGGATAACCGGAAACATTACAGAAACCTTTAAATCTGAGGCTATGCAGCGCGGTAACGATCTTGAGGAAAAGGCCCGCCAGCTTTTTGAGCTAGACCAAGGGCTGGAGACTCAGACCGTTGGACTGGTTAAGATGGACGAGCACGAGATCGGTTGTTCGCCCGATTCTCTCATAGGAGACGACTCAGGGCTGGAAGTTAAGTGCCCGAATGCGTCAACTATGATAGCCTACAAAAGATCAGGCAAGCTCCCTGCGGCTTACGTTCAGCAGGTCCAAGGGTCCATGCTTGTGACCGGCAGATCGTCTTGGTGGTTCTACGCTTATCACCCTGACATGAAGCCTTTTGTTTTACACGTCGAGCGGGACGATAAACTGCTGGCCGCAGCGGAAGAGCTGCTAATCGAAACTGCAAATAAAATTAACGATCTGACGGAGAAATTTAAGTAATGTTAAATAAAGTAATGATCATCGGTAACCTAGGTTCTGAGCCAGAGCTTAAAGCTCTAAATAACGGCGATCCTGTCGCTAACCTGTCTATAGCCACAACGGAAAAGTGGAAGGACAAGCAGGGAGAAAAACAGGAAAAAACAGAGTGGCACCGCGTAGTGCTGTTCAGGAAGCTTGCCGAGCTCGCTGGCCAATACTTGCACAAGGGCTCCAAGGTTTACATTGAGGGCAAGTTGCAAACGCGCTCATGGGCGCAGGACGGCGTTAAGAAGTTCTCGACTGAGGTGATAGCTGAGAACATGAAGTTCATTGGATCTAACCAGCAGCAGGCAGCGCCAAGCAATACACAGCAGTACACGCCGCCAGCACCGCAGAACAATGATAACTTTGACGACGATCTGCCGTTCTAGGAGGAGTTATGGACTTTGGTAGAGGATTACGCAAAGCCCAGCAGATCACGGGGGTTCGGTCAGCACAGCTGGCCGAGCAACTGGAGGTCTCAAGGCAGCAGGTCCACAAGTGGCGCTATAAGCCAGACGCGCGCCTATCTCTGGTGTTAAAGCTAAGCCAAGAAGTAGGTATGCACCCAATGAGTTTTCTGGAGCTTTGTTTTGCGGAAGATGAGTGAGTTCACGCTGTTCTTGCAGGCGCTAGAAGAGTGCCAGACAAGGGCAAACCAGTATCACGAAAAGTGGTTCATCATAGGGTACGAGGATGGTTACGCGGTTTGTAACGAGGACCAGCTTGAGCCCTATGATCCTATTTTTGAGATATGCAAACCTGTGGAGGAGAAACCGTTTGCTAGATCACAGGAAGAGGCCGAGGCATTACGCAGCGGAGATAATGAACATTAAATCAAGGGAGGAGCGTCGAGAGGCGCTCTTAAAGGTTCCTGAAGATCTCAGGGACTGGGTTAAGCATTATGTGGTGACAGCCTATGAAGTTCGACGAGCTAGAAGAAACGGCTAAGCAGTACGCGGAGGCCGAGGCCGCGAAGCAGTACCTGATGGAGTTTAGAAAGTCTAAGAAAGCCCTGCTCATGGCCGAAGCAGAGAGGGAGAGCCCAAAGCTGCCTATTGCAGCGCAGGAGCGATACGCTTACTCTCACCCTGAGTACCTTGAGCTGTTGGACGGGCTCAAGGTGGCGATAGAAAAGTCGGTCGGGCTAAAGCACCAGCTGGCCGTATGGCAAATGCGCTTTGAAACTTGGCGCACCCAAGAATCCACCAAACGAGCCGAGATGAACCTAAGATGATAAATGACGACGGTGATTATGTGCCCTCTATGCAGTGTAGAGAGGTAATGAAGAGGCATCCAGTAACGCAGCCGAGATTTAGCATTGCGTTACTTAAGGCCAAGTCAAAGCGAATGGATAACAAGACCTTTGACCGGTGCATAAAGACTATTGCTTGCTTACAAGGCAACAGGCCGTTCAAGTGAAGACAAGGCGATGCAAACTATGCCGCACCAAGATGCCTGAAGATCAGGTTGTCATGGGCGGCATTTATTCGTTTTGCAGCTGGGATCATTTGCACGAGTACACTACGACAAATGCGGCCAAAAAAACGGCCAAATTGTCGTATGCCAGAGAGCAGAAGGCTGTTAAGGAATCCTTAAAGACTGCCTCAGATTACGTCAAAGAGGCCCAGACAGCGTTTAATGCTTATATCAGGGCCCGAGACAAGGGTAAGCCGTGTATAAGCTGCGGATGCCCCCAAGGGGACACTGTACAGGGCGGTAAGTTTGACGCTGGGCACTACCGGAGTCGAGGCAGCGCAGGGCATTTAAGATTCAATACAATCAATTGTTGGGCCCAGTGCGTTAAATGTAACCGCTATCTGTCTGGCAACGTGGTCGAGTACCGCAAAGGGCTGGTCCAGAGGGTCGGGCTTGAAAGAGTTTGCCAGCTGGAAAATGATAATTCACAGCTGAAATTTACCATCGAGTACCTAAAGCGGGTAAAAAAGATTTTTAATTACCGACGAAAACTATATGAGGGGAAATTTAGATGAAGGAAGAACAGCGCGTAATCGCCATGAGCGCAAAAGAGCTCGATGAGTTTTTTGATAATAAATTTGAGGGAGCTCCTGTAGATTGCAAGCGAGCAATTGGTACGCTTATGAGTATGTACATGGACACTCAAGACTACCTAATTGACATTGGCGAGTGGCAGGAGTTTTTAGAAACCATTAGAGGCAGCAACGGAGCGGTTCACTGATGATACAGCCAGATCACCAAGTCGATGGAACGCACTACCAAAAGCTCAAGATACAGCCCATTCAGTACATTCTGGAGAACAAGATAGGCTACTGTGAAGGCAACATAATCAAGTACGTTAGCCGGTGGCGCGACAAGGGCGGTATAAGCGATCTGAGGAAGGTTATCCAGTACGCTGAGTTCTTGATAGCGCAGGAGCTAACGGAGCGTAACGAGTAAAAAAAAGCCCTCTGGCGCTTCACAGCGTTAAGGGCTTGCCTACTTCTCTCAAGGGGAGTAGTATTGGAATTGTCGGTGGGTTAGCAGCCCTAAATCCCGACTTGGCATACGGAAAAGTAGGAACCCGACAAAGGATATTGTACACAATATCTTGCGATTGTCACCCCTCCCTTTCCCTATCCCTAGTCCCCCGACTCGATTGCGAAGGATATGTCACCCGTAAGGGGTCTCTCACCGAGCGCAGTCTAAAGCCTCAAAAGAATAGCGCGGAGGCACCGCAACTTGCGAAAAGTCTGAATGCGGCGCGGGGGGATGGAGCAGCATCCCTTGCAGACTTGCTTGTATCAACTGACTCATTGGTACGGCCTCGCTGTCCACACTGACGGCTCCGAAGGCAATGCAACGTCCCGAAACCTACTTCCCGTGGGTTGGGGCTTGCTTGCTCGCAAAACCTCCTAACTCACCAAAGGCAATACAATGAAGAGAGTCAATCACTACTACAGAGACGGGACACTGTATCTAGGCAG